ACCTCCCGCCCCATCTGCCGCTTTTTATCCTCGTCGGCTCCCTCGAAGGCGGCGAGATCGAAAACGGGGAAATCGGACATGGGCGGCTCCTTGATGCTTCAAGCCTAAAGCTAAGCGTTTTGAGGGGCTTGTCCAGAGCGATTGACTCAAAATGATAGAGCCCTCAGCGGGGGCGAAAGCGGCGGGGCGGACCTTATCATCCCAGAAAGATCGAATGGATTGAAGGGCTTGCGGCCGGAGCCGGATTCTCCCCGGCAGGCGGCTGATGACAGGCGATATTCCTGATGTTTCGGGGTGAATGCGCCTTCTCAGCAATCACCGGCATGTGATTCCGCAGACACAGGTTTTGCGACTGCGGCCATAGGATGAGACGTCGATGACCAGCCTGCCCCTCTGGAGGACCTTATCGTGAGAGTGTTAACGATGGCTGACCTGACCCACGACCCCGGCTTCTGGATGGAGCGCGCCGCCGGCGCCTCTGCGGGGGCGGCGCTGTCGCTCGTCTACATGCTGCCGCGCGGCATGCGCGAGGCCGCAGCGCGCTTCGCCACCGGCCTGATCGCCGGCGTCGTCTTCGGCGGCCCGGCCGGCGTGTGGCTCGCCCAGCGCATGGGCGTGACCGCCGCGCTCTCGCCCTCGGAGGTGATGCTGACGGGGGCGGCCAGCGTGAGCGTGACCGCCTGGTGGGGGCTGGGGCTGATCGAGCGGCTGGCGAAACGGTGGGGGCGGGAGAAGGGGTGAGGGCGAAAACTGTATTCGCTCATAGACCCCTGGTCCCCTGGTTCCCTGGGTTGCCAAAGTGAGAGCTTGTTTGCTTAAATTGCAGGCCGGTCGATAATGATGAGTTGGCCGGACCGGCGAGGCAAAACATGAGCAAGCGGCTTGAGAAAATGCGCAGCGCGTCGTCGGCAGACTGGACCATTGCTGATGTCGAAGCGCTGTGCAGAGAATTCGGTGTGCGCTGTCAACCACCCCGCTCTGGAGGTTCGCATTACAAGATCTCGCATGCAGACCTGCCTATGATTCTGACGATACCTTCCAAACGACCGATCAAGGCTGTATATATCAAGATGCTTGTGGCGTTCATCGATCAGGCGAGGACCGTACAATGAAGCCGCTGATTTACACTGTGATCGTCACGCCTCTTTCTGTAGAGGACGGAGGCGGATTTCTGGCGACGGTTCCGGACCTGCCGGGCTGCATGAGCGATGGCGAGACGCCGGAGCAGGCGATCGCCCATGTGCGCGAGGCGATAGACGACTGGCTGGACGAGAGCCGGGCGTTGGGGCGTGCGGCGCCGATCCCGACAACAGGAGCGCTGGCGGCGTCGTGATTGCGGCAGCACGTTAGCGGTCGTGGCGCGGCTGGAACTCCCCTGCCGTGGGGCGGCCGCCATGTGGTCCCGCATCGACGCCGGTGTCGATCATGCTCTGCAGGCGCTCGATCGCGTGTTCGAGATCATATTGCAGGCCCTGGTATCTGTCGATGACGCCATAGCGCGTCCATGGCGACAGATCGAAGCCGCCTTCATAGGAATTGTAATAGATCACGGTGGTTCCGATGATCGCCACGACCCAGCACGGGCCGTAAGAAGCCAGCGTCCATGGCTCGGGCGGCCGCTTGATCGCTTCCCAGAGGCGTCGTTGCCGCAACGACATGCGCGACCAGCCGGCATTGATGTCGTCCCAGATTTTTTCTTCAGGGCAGTCTGGCATGGAAACGATTGTCCGCATGTGGGTGGGTCAGGTGGCTTTTTGGCGCGTCGATGATCTCGCTTTTCAACCTAGAGAATGGCGGCTTGCCGATCACTATTCGCATCGCAAACCGCTTTACTCACTCTGTCGAGGGAAAATCCATGGCGAAAACTTGCTTCCCCCGCCGCGAGCGCGGCGCGGCGACCCTTGAGGTCAAGACGATCGGCGCCGAAGGGGCGTTTTCCGGTTACGCCAGCCTGTTCGGCGAGATGGATCTCGGCCGCGACAGCGTCGAGCGCGGAGCCTTTCTGAAATCGCTGGCGCGGCGCGGAGCCCATGGCGTGCGGATGCTCTATCAGCATGATCCCGCCGAGCCGATCGGCGTGTGGCGGACGATCCGCGAGGATGCGCGCGGGCTCTATGTCGAGGGCCTGCTGTCGGATGGCGTGGCGCGGGCGCGGGAGGTGCGCGAATTGATGCGCGCCCGGGCGCTCGACGGGCTGTCGATCGGCTTTGAGACGGTGCGCGCCAAAGCGGATGCCAAAAGCGGCGTGCGACGCATTCTGGAGGCGGATCTCTGGGAGATTTCGATCGTCACCTTTCCCATGCTGCCGGGGGCGCGGGTGAGCGCGGTGAAGGCGCTGGGGCTTGCAGGCCGGATACGGGACGCAACGCGGCGGCTTGAAACTATCGCACAATGAACTATAGTTCCGGGCGTAGCGGAGGTCGGCATGCGCGTCTTCATGACCCGGTGGATGGCGAAATTCGTTCGGCGCGCCGGCATCGCGGAGGCGGCGCTGATCGAGGCGATCGACCGCGCCGAACGCGGGCTCATCGACGCCGATCTCGGCGGCGGCGTGATCAAGCAACGCGTCGGGCGGCCCGGACAGGGACGATCCGGCGGCTACCGGACGCTGATCGCCATCCGGCGCGGCGACCGGGCGGTGTTTGTCTATGGGTTTGAGAAGAGCGATCGGGGCAATATCGGGGCGGATGAACTGGAAACCCTCCGCGATCTTGCCCGCGATGTGCTGGCCTTGGATGCCGCCGGGCTTGAGCGCGCGGTGGCGGAAGAACGGCTTAAGGAGATCAATCATGCGTGACGACGAAAGACAGCGGCTGCGAGAGGCGCTTTTGGAGACCGCTGAGGATTTTCATCGCGGCGGGATCATCGATGACGAGACGCTGGCGCAGATCACGCTGCGGCATCTGCCGGAGGAGGAGCGGGAGATCCGCATCGACATTCCCTCCGGCTCCGACATCAGGGCGATGCGTGAGAAGGCGCGGCTCAGCCAGGCGGTGTTTGCGCGCAAGCTCAATGTCAGCACCGGCTATGTCTCGCAGCTCGAACGCGGCGCGAAGACGCCCTCGGGGCCGGCGCTGGTGCTGCTGGATTTGATCCGGCGCAAGGGGATCGAGGCGCTGAGCTAGGTTTTTGGGGGCGCGTTGACGCGTCGTGCACGGCCCCTCATCCGGCTGCCGCCACCTTCTCCCCGCGTCTGCGGGGCGAAGGGGGATGGAGCGCCGTCCTTGCCACATCCGCCTTCGCCCCGCAGGCGCGGGGGAAGGTCCCGGCAGGGGGATGAGGGGCCGGGCACGCCGCTACCGATGGGAAGACCACAACAGCCGCCGCCGTCATGCTCGGGCCTGTCCCGAGCATCTTCAACGTCTTGATTTTGTTCGATGGCTCAGATCCTCGGCACAAGGCCGAGGATGACGGAGGATAGGGTTGCCACCCCTTCTTCCCGCGAACCCCATTTTCAAACTTCATTTTCACTAAGGGTCCTTCGGGGCCCTTTTTTCATGGAAAGGACCTGGAATGACCCATGCCCCTATGAGCCCCGAGATCAAGGCGGCGCCGGATGCGATTGCCGACGCCTTTGACGGCTTCATGCATGCGTTCGAAGCCTTCAAGGAGGCCAATGACGTCAGGCTCGACGAGATCGAGCGCAAGCTGAGCGCCGACGTCGTGACGCGCGACAAGGTCGAGCGCATCAACAAGGCGGTTGACGAGCAGAAATCCATGCTCGACCAGCTGACGCTGAAACAGGCGCGGCCGCGCCTTTCGGGCTCTCGCGATGGGGCCGAGCGCGGCGAGCACAAGAGCGCGTTCGAGGCCTATATCCGTCGCGGCGACGAGGCGGGGCTGCGGTCGCTCGAACAGAAGGCGATGTCGGCGGGATCGAATGCCGATGGCGGCTATCTCGTGCCCGAGGAGACCGATGGCGAGATCGGCCGCCGGCTGGCTGTGGTCTCGCCGATCAGGGCGCTGGCCACGGTGCGGCAGGTGTCGACCCATGTGCTCAAAAAGCCGTTCTCGACCTCGGGCATGACCACCGGCTGGGCGTCGGAGACGGCGGCGCGGACGGAAACGGCCGCCGCAGGCCTGACCGAGCTGTCCTTCGAGACCATGGAGCTCTACGCCATGCCGGCGGCCACCCAGACGCTGCTCGATGACGCCGCCGTCGACATCGAAAACTGGATCGCCTCGGAGGTGGAGATCGCCTTCGCCGAGCAGGAAAGCGCCGCCTTCGTGACCGGCAACGGCGTCTCCAAGCCCAAGGGCGTGCTTGCCTATACGGCGGTGGCCAATGCCGGCTGGAGCTGGGGCAATCTCGGCTATCTCGCCACCGGCGCGGCGGGGGCCTTCTCGTCGTCCGGCCCGGCCGACGTGCTGATCGACGCGGCCTATGCGCTGAAGGCCGGCCATCGCCAGAACGCGACCTACCTGATGAACCGCACGACGCAAGCGGCGATCCGCAAATTCAAGGACGCCGATGGCAACTATCTCTGGCAGCCGCCGGCGGCGGTGGGCGAGCCGGCCTCGCTGATGGGCTTTCCGGTGGCGGAGGCCGAACATATGCCCGATATCGCCGCCAACGCGCTTGCCATCGCCATCGGCGATTTCCGGGCTGGCTATCTGGTTGTCGATCGGCTCGGCGTGCGGGTGCTGCGCGATCCCTATTCGGCGAAGCCTTACGTACTGTTCTACACCACCAAGCGGGTGGGCGGCGGCGTGCAGAATTTCGAGGCGATCAAGCTGGTGAAATTTGCGGCGAGCTGAGGTTTGTCCGGATCGCGCCGTCGTTCGCCAGCTTTTCGTTTGACGGCGTGCCCGGCCCCTCATCCGGCTGCCGCCACCTTCTCCCCGCATGCGGGGAGAAGGGCGATGGAGCGGCGGCATTGCCACATCCTCCTTCTCCCCGTTTTGCGGGGAAAGGTCCCGGCAGGGAGATGAGGGGCGGCGCACGACCTCTCCATCGCCTGCCGCCCAAACATTCTCCTCTTTTCAAGGATATCCCATGACCATCATCGACCTCGCGCCGCCCGGCGCCGAGCCGCTGACGCTCGCCCAGGCCAAGGCGCATCTGAAGATCGACCACACGGATGAGGACGGTTTGATCACGAGCCTCATCGTCACCGCGCGTGAGCATCTCGAACAGGTGAGCGGGCTTGCGCTGATCCGCCGTCCGATGCGTCTTTATCTCGACCGCTGGCCGCTTACGGGGCCGATCGAGATTGGGCGCGGGCCGGTGACGGCGGTGGATGCCATCAGGATCTTCGACGCCGAGGGCGCCGAGGGGCTTGCCGATCTCGCCGGGCATGTGCTCGACGGGCGGGCGCGGCCGGCGCGGTTGTGGCTGAAGCGGCGGCCGGAGACGCGGGCCGCGATGAATGGCGTCGAGGTGGATTTCACCGCCGGTTTCGGCGAGACCGGCGCGGATATTCCCGACACGCTGAAGCGGGCGATGCTGACGCATGTGGCGCTGATGCACGGATTTCGCGCCGTCGTATCCCCTGAGATGCAGCCAGCGGGCGTGCCGGAAGGCTACGACCGGTTGATCGCGCCCTATCGGATGATGAGGCTCTGACATGCTCACCAGCTTTTTCGACGCAGGGCAATTGACGGCGCGGCTTGACCTGGAGTCAGCCGTAGAGACGCCCGACGGGCAGGGCGGGGTGACGCAGAGTCACACTGTTGCGGCCACACTTTGGGCGAGGATCGAGCCGCTGAGTGAGGCGACAG